CTAAACCAAGTTCTCATATTCATCTCAGAGATAACTTTCAATTGGTCTTGAGCATAAGAGTCTCCTCTTAATTGAATAACTGCTCCACGTTTTACGTCAGTAAAATATCTGTCATAACCCCATTGAACATAACTTTCAGGATTAAAACTAATCCCGTATTTTTCGCTACGAGCAATCTGAGTACCTAACACTTGAGGTACGGATGCTACAACGCCTCCTCCTGTAGAGTCAGAGATAAGATTCTTATCAGCTAATACATATGAAATCTTATCTTCTTGAAGAACAAGAATATCAGTTTGTCTTCCATCCATTAAGTAAATACCTCCAAATGAAGGCTCACAAACTTTATAGTTAAGAAGACCTAAGTTAAACTCATTTAGCTTATTTACATTTGACTCAGCACTATAAACACCACTGTACGTGATGTCAGCAAATCTATCTGCAGCCTTATAGTCTTGAGCAGATACGCTCGTTACTCTGTTACCAAAGTTGAACGAGTTTCCTACAATTGAGTCTCTTATTTTATAACTCTCTGCTCCGTTACCAAACGCAAAGCAGTTAAAGAACTTTGTATCTACTACAGCCGGAATACCTAATGCAAAATCTTGGTCTTGGATATTCCCCATATGATTTCCGTTTGAAATAGCAAAAGACATCTCATTTTCAAAAAACACATCAGGCAAAGAGTCTGATGGCAAAGTCTCAAATATGATTGTCTTATCTGAACGGAACACGGTAATATTAACCTCAACATTTGAAGCACGAGAATTAGGATAACCTACGCCCGTACAAGGCAGTGTACCTGTAACCATCAATTGTAATTGATTGGTTGATGTGTTTCTATAAAACTTATAATAGTTAATACATAAATCAGTTAATATATCTCCTGCCGTGTTAGTAATTCCCGGAATAAACTCATTATCAGGAATACATTGACCTGCACCCGCATATCTTGTTCCCTCGTTTAAAAATTGTTCAATATCATCTCCTACCCACCAATCATACATATTATCATATGCATTAGAAGAAATAAATGTTTTCTCTAACGCATTTCTTCTTTCCTCACAAGAGTTCCCAACACCACCTCTTGATTGTTTAATTGTCATAACAATACGGCTACCTGCAGGGACATCATAATCAACCCAAGCTGATGTAGCTGTATCGTATCTATTCATTGGGTAGTAAAGAATAGGGTAAGTTCCTCCTCTTGGTGAAGTTTCAGTTATCTTGCCCGGAGCAATAATAGCTAACTCATCCTGAACAATATTAAAACTGTTTGGATTAATCTTAGCATATACACCCGCAGGAATTGGTATCATAACTGTTGGGTCTAATGCACTTGGTATTTCCAAGAAACCTGATGCCTGAGATGCTTTCTCAAGTATCGTTGCGTAAACGCAAGAAGTTGTAGCACCACTTGAATCGGCTTTAACAATAAGCCTATCTCCTACTTCTATTTTACGTGCGTTCTCCCCTTCAAGTAAAAAATATGCATTGTTTGTTATTGGGTCTTGGAAAAAAATACTAACATAAATCGTTTCGTAGTTCTCTTCGTCAGGCTTTATAACAAACTTATATCTTGTTGCCCAAGATGGAGGTAGCTGTGTTGGTGGTATTACAACCTGAATAGAATTTTTAAAAGCAGAAAGTCCGCAAGGAATATGTTCTGTATTATTAGGACTTACAAGTGCAGTTGATGCTCTATTAAAGTCATCCATATAAACAATACCAATCTCATAATCTCTATTGCTATGCAAACTTTGTGGGTTTGCTATCTCTTGGAAAGTTGCTTCTGCAAATGATACAGCATAGTACTCGTAAAATGTTTGAGTAGGAGTAACTAAGTTATTTACATATCTCATTGCAGGGAACTGAAGTCCAATTACAGTACTTCCCGGGCTTGTTACAATACCAACAGGCTGTCCAACTGCACTAATACCACTACCGTTTTTAATAAATGCATCCAAGTTATTTGGTATCGCACAGTTAAATGCATCTGTAAATGTTGTTCCATTACAAGCATTTGCTACTGTCTGAATATTTGCAGCAGTACCTACTGCGTTTTGAAACTCTACGCTTGTTGCCAACTGATAAACGGATGTATAAGTAGTAGACAAAAAGAACGCAAAATTTAACCTAACATTATCTGTTTCTTCAGTAGGGAATGGGGTCTGACCGGTAAATTGAGAATGTGATATTGTAATCTCTAAATTGATTGCAGAACCTGACACTAAGTTCTGTCCTGCTAAATCAAATGTAACCGTAGCATTTGCAATATTTACACTGCCATTTATTGAGTAGTTTCCCGATTGAAGACCATCGTCAATATTTGTATTCCCAATAGGAGTAGATACTAAGTTGGTAGTGTACTCAAATTTAACAGGAGACCCATATTGGTCTACTAAATCATATCCTTCAACATAATTACCGTACATCAATCTATTGCCCATAATAGTCTGAGCCTTGGCAAAACGAGGTACGTTATCGTACAATCTTAATAGTTCAGCCTCAGATAAAATAGTAAATATCTTGCTATTAGTAAACGTATATTGGTATTCTGTATTGTTTGCAAGACCTAAATTAGTCTTGTCAAGTTTTTCAATAACCTTAATTACATTGCCATCTGCTCTCTTAAATAATAAATCTATACCAACTACAAGAGAGCCGCCTGAATTATAAGTGACAATTGCTGAGTTGCAGAAATTTGTCATCCCCTCATTCAAGAAACTTTCAATACTGAAGCTAAATGGATTTGGAACAAACGCAGGTTGAGACCACTGAGAAGTAGCACTATACTCTCCATCAATGTATTTATACCTATAAGCAAAGCAGTTCTCTTGACCATTTGTTACAATTGGTTGCACTCCCGGTGATTCTACCGGTGGCTTTTTAATAACAAGTAACGACTCTGCACTAACTTGGTCTATATTAGCAATCGGATTAGGATAGTTCCTTTTGATGTTCATACATCTCGGAGCATTGTAATCGTCAGTAAAAAAGAATAAGTCGTTTAATATATCAATACCCGTAACTAAGTAGTTCGGGTTAAAATTCAATGTAGTATTCACACCACCTCCATCATCAATGGATACAATATGATACGTCAATATACTTGAGGAAACATTAAAAGAAACAATCAAATCAAGTTTGCCGGTAGCACCTTCAGAAAAATCAGGGTCGTGAACAAGCCAAAATATAGTTTCAGTTGCACTATCTTGTAATGCTCCTATACATCTTGCTGCTGCACTAAGAGGGGTACCATCAATATATGACAATGAAGTCAAAGGCAAATTACCTTTTGTATTTTCAATTACTCCCATCTCTGAGTTCTCAGTAGAACCCATTCTAATATTCATAGCATCTACATACTCCCCCTCAGGAAGAAGTCGTTGGTCAACGACCTTGTTCATCCTGCCTGCTATAAAGTTTCTTGTAAAATTTGCCATTTTATTTTATTTGCTTGTCCAATCCTCTCATATTCATTAAGAGTCTGCCGGGATGAATGTTACTGATTCTAATCTTTGCGTTTCTAAGCAATGCACTTTTTTCTTTACGAGCACGTGCAACAATATATTCCTGCACGCCTAATTTAGAACTTAAAATGTCATATTGAATAGAAGCGTAAATATATTTCTCAAATAACTTATTGACCGTAATCAATGAGTTATCTCCTCCCTCCATACCATCAGAAACATACTCTAAAATACATTGCTGACCTGACATAGATGAGTCAAAGTTAATCACTCCGCCCTTTCTATCAATGTTGAATGTAGGATTAAAGTTTGCAGTCTCTGTGTTCAATCCATATGCAGCACCAATGTTGGCTTCAAAATACCACATCCCATCATAGTTCCATCCCAATTGACCATTAAATTGGTTTCCTTGGTTAAGATAAATGCTCTTCTTGATATGGGTTAATCTGTCGTAGTCAATCTCAGAATACTGAGGACTTAATGCATTGCCATATTGGTCAAATAAAATACGACCTGTGTTATCTTGCAAGTATGCCTTAGATGAAAGTGTTTGGATATTCTCAGTCAATGGTCTTAACCAACCATCTTTGTATAAAGAGATACGTACCCAATTGACATAGTCAGAAGGTAAGATGTATCTTAACATATCAGGTACAGTCAACTCTAATACTTTAACTTCTTTAAATGCATCGTAGTTTAACTCCTGAATAGCACGCTTAGCGTGGAACAATACTTTGTAACGCTCTTCGTTATTAACCAAAGAGTGGTTCCCTGAATACATCAACAAGAAGTTATTTACAACATCTTGCAAGCTAATGTATTGATACGAACCCCAATTGGCGTCCTCGGGTGTAACACCTCCGTTCTCATAATATTGATACTGTGATATATATGCCATATCTTAAAAGTTTTTATGGATTTTGTTCTTGTTGCTCCTTAGCCATACTGAATTGTACAACCTCAGATTCACGAATAGATATACCACAATATTGAAGAATCCTTGTCACTAATTTATACTCGTCCTCAATAGGTAATTCAAAGTCTTGATAGTCCCCCTGTGATTGGTCAAATATCGGCTCTCCATTTGTTAGCGTAATATAGGTCCATTTTGGAACCTTAGGGTATCTGAAGTAAGTTGATTGCACCTGACCTTTATTGCTTATTGACGTAGGGTATAACGTTAAAGTCTCACCTTGTAGCGTATAAGCAGGGTACTGAATGCTTGGTGGTGTAAGATTTGAGTTGTTAAGCAACGCCATCTTAGAGTTAATCACCTTCTCAACTTGAACTATTGTAGATGACGAGAAGATGCCATAAGCATTAGCTGCAGCTAAAAATATATTTGAATCCAAAAGGATTGCTGTATTGCTAAGCACTGATGTAACTGTAGATACCAATCCTGTTGTAAGGTTGGTTACTACATCACCTGCTACAATATCATCTGTAGTAAATGTCGCTGTACTGTCAACTAATTGACCACTTACAACTGCAGTATTAGTACCGGTCTTAAGCGTTACAGGCTTGCATTGTACATCCAATAGCATATATGAATAATACCCCGTTGTAGTAGGGGTAGGCAATGAAAATCTATTGGCTGAGATTTTTGAAAGATAATCGGTTCGTAAAAAATATTCTAATACCTCAGCGATTGGCTGTTCCATATCAGCATAGTCAACACCTGCTGCTCTTGCGTTCTCAGCGTTTATAACCTTGTTATAACTGCTGAAGTACTCCTCAAAAATTTCAACTTGTGCATTCTGTGCATAGAGGTTAAAATCAGAAGGAGATACGTATCCGTAGTTGTTCTTATTAAGAACGGATAGTACCGTATTTCTTACTGAGTTTATCATTAGTTCTTTTTTTACAAATATACATAAAAAAAAAGAGGGCACAACAAGTGCCCTTCTTTCCAATCATCAATCAATAATCAACATCTATTATCCTAAAAGTGCTTCTAACATTTTCAAGGAATCAATGCCTTCATCGCTCTGTAAGTAGTGGGCTACCATTTCATATGGGTCTTCTCCAAACGGAACTGACAACATTTTCTTTTTATTGGTAGCGGTATTAAACCACGCCTCTTTGTCGCCATTTCTTAATATCAATAACTTGTTCTCGAAAAATAAACGAACCTTGGCTTGAAACTTCAATTCAGGGTCATTTAATATACTCAAGAACTCCTTAGGTTCTCTTTTAGCAAATACCAAGATGTCACGCTTTAACTCAGCAGTTGACACGGTAGATGGGTCTTTGCCAAACATTACTCTTGTAAGAGTCTCAATTTGGTCAATGCTTAGTTGCTTAGCTTCTACTAAAGCCTCAATCTCTAAGTCTAAGTCTTCAACCTCTGCTGCAGCATCTTTCTCCTTATCT